GGTTTCCAATCTAAGTTTAAATAAGATAAATCGCCATTAATTGACAGCTCATCTTTATACTTCTGTATTGATTGCTCTCCTCGAGCGTATAATCTTAATTGGTGAAATTGATTCCAACTAGTTAAATATCTATTACCGTTAGTTCGACCTTGACCAAACCATTCATATTCAATAGCCTGCCCAACTTGCGTACCATATTCCAAACTTGCTTTTTCTGCGTCACTTACTACCTGACTTGGGAAAGCGCTGTTTGTGTTAGTATATATACTCATTTAACTTATTATTTTTGATATTGAACCTTTGTTGTCGTACTTTTTAATTCCTAAATCAACCGGCAACGGTCTTTCTCTTTTAGGACCTGGCGTATAACGGTGCTTGTTACATGCCATTAATGCTAAGCCGGAACTTATAGATGCATCGTGTTTTGTTCTATTATTAATATTAAACTTTGCCCAATCTTCTAATGTTCTTTGAAAGTATACGTCGCCGTATCCTGTTTCTTTGAGTCCTACAAATTCATTTACATATGATTCTATAGCGGCTGCGTGAGCTTGTTTTATGTCTTCACTTGAATTTGGTATGCCACCTAATTCTTTTTCTGTTACTGATAATTTGTTATATTTTCTGTCTGGCCTGTTAATTGAATAACCTCTATAGCCTCTTCTTTTAAAATGATACAATAAACGAGGTTTATTATTCTCTGCTAATATAGGCATTCCGTAAAACACGCATGCCATAAGCACATCTTCAAAAAATATTTCTGCAGTTTGTGGTCTAGCTATATATTCTAAAAAGAAATGATTAGGAGGGACATCCTCCATACTAAACTTTGTTAACCCGTGAAGAGCACCTTTCGACCCTCTGCCGTCCACGGTTCCTGATATATCATATGGATCACAACCAAATGCTCCGCAATGCTCATTACCAGGATAGTTAGTGCCATTTTTTATATATCTTTTATTTTGTAAGTTTGCCGGCGGAACCCAAGTTACTAAAAATCTACCGTCATTATTCGGTATAAATATTACTTTAGTATCTTTTTCTGCATTTTCCCACTGGAAACTTCCTCTTGTTACGTTAATTGAATTTTTAAGATCTTCGTTAAAATCTATTTGTTGATATATTTTAGTTAGATTAAATAAAGATTGTTTTGATTCATCTCTAAACGCATGTTTTGTTGTGCGTGGAAATTGTCTATAAAATTCATTTAAACTGTCTTGATCAGATTTTAAACCTTCTACTTCATTTTCCCAATACTCTATTACGCCTTGCGTTATTTTTGCCCCGTGTGGATCTTCAACTGCTTTTTTTGGTGTGTTGAATACAGGTAAGCCATAAGAATCAATGTATCCCTCGTAGTTCCATTCCATAGGTATGAACAAAGAATAGAGTCCTGAGCGAGTCTGTCCATTGGCGTTTCTTTGGGTAACATCTGAATCATTGTAAAGCTTTTTAAAATTATCGCCGCCCTTATCTAACGAGTTTGACGTTGACCCCATCATACATTTACCTATTACTCTACTACCTAATCTAAGGGTGGTTTTCGTAACACGCCAGTTGTTGAGGATGTTGTTCGGTCTTTCCCATTTCCCGGATTCATCGTGGACGAGGAGTTTGAGCTTCTCCCCATCATAGGCGTTGTCGCCGGTGTTCTTCCAGTCGATGGTGGTGTCCAAACCGGTAATCTCTTGTATTTTCTCGTTGGCTTCGAGTTTTCTACGGGTAAATTTGGAGGCAGGGACTCTGTAGGCGAGCTCGGTCTTTGGCCTGTCCATACCGTCCTGGATCGGTTTGAAAAAGAAGGGATAGTTAACGGAAATTGGTACAACCTTATCTGTGAACATCTTTTTAGCATCGGCACCAGATTTGGACAATATGCCGAACCGTGAATCCGTTGATATTGTAGCAAGGTTGACCGATTCAGCTGAGGACATAAATGAGAATCCGCTTCGACGGTTCTTAAGATAACACATTCCATATGACCTGGTATCGGATTTGCATGCTTCCCAAAATATGTAGAATAATCTATTCGATTCTCTAAAGTCTGGTTGCCCGACGTCAATCTTACTCCACTGCAAGTACATATAATAAGTGCCAGTAATGTAAGTAGGAACGCCTTTGCTATAAAACCAAAAGCCTTCTTCGCGTCGTGTAAATTCTTCATCAATATAGTCATACCATTTTTCTTTAAAATCTAACGGGTATTCTTCCCAGTCAAATACAGATTTAATTTTTTTTAATTCTTTTGGGTATTCAGAATAAGTCCACTTATCATTTTCGAATTCAACTACATTAACTTCTTTTGGTAAAGCTATTTTTAAATTTTGTATTTCGTATATCTCTCCTATCTCACCTGTTTTACTTATAACGACAAAGTCGTGCTCTTCGTTATAGCCATATTCCCATTTTTTATACCTATTCATTCTTTTAAGAACTTTAGGTTTTACATGGTCTTTTAATATTTTATATAAAGTTTGCTCGTACATTACTTAGATCTACCTTCTGCAAAACCTCTAAAAGACTTTTCTTCTTTTGCCTCTTTAGGTTTTTCATTTAACAAATCTTCTTCAGCTTCAATGCGATTAAGTATTTCAAAGCAATCAAATATCGCTAGCTTTTTTGTGGCTGCAGCATTCTTAAGTCTATCTGCTGATATATCGTCATCAGAATCAACAATAGGTTCTTTTGCTACTTTTATCAACTCTTCAACAGCTATTTGACCAGCTAGGATTATACTCTTCTTCGTTTCCTTTGTGTTCATACTTAATTACAATATCATTTGATTTCATACAATACAAGCGCTTGCCTTCAATTAAGAATTCCCATTCTCCGTTGGGTTTATACCCTACTAAGTCTCCTGGGTTGATATTAAGCGCTTTTAAGAAGCTATTGCCGTATTTTAATATACCAATAAGGCTTTGCTCTTTTTCCAATGTTAAAGATTCTTTATCTTTTATTGGTGTTATAAAACATCTATCATTAAATGAATGCCATCCTGTTTTATTCTTATATAAATATATTTGATCTACAGCACAAAAATATAAGCTATCTTTAAACCAGGATCTACTTTTTTTCTTATTGCCTTTCATATCATAAAATGTTCTAAAAACATTTTGATGAATAACAATTGTATCTCCTATATTAATACTTGTGCTAAAAGCTTTGGGTGTTTCTAAAACTTTAGCTAATCTATTTACAAATTTAAAATCTTCTATACCTGTATTTACAATTAACTGCTTACTCCCAATCTTAATCTCATTACTGTATTCTTCGCCTAGCGGTTCTACAATAAAATCATATACACTTTTCAATACTCTAAATCATACTCAACAGAGATAGCCATGTTAGAATTAAATTTCTTCCATGGCATAACCTCGTTGTTTTTTTTAATATGAATATTATAAGAACCATCAGATTCATTTAATAAAATATGCGATATCTCGTGTCCGCCGTAAACTTGTTGGCCAACCGAGTAATGCATCGCGTCATTTTTATAATCAGAACCTATACTGATTTTTCTTATATTATTCTGCATCCTCTTTTTCAATTTCAGAATAAGTGCCGTCTTCTAAGTTAATGTTAACTTGCCCGTACTCTTCTTCAAGTTCTGCTTTTGTTCCTTCAATCTCTTTAGAAACTCCTTCTATTTGGTTGCGTAGATTTTGCTTTTGAACGTCTAAAACACCTAAGGTTCTAAGTGCTTCGTTTAATTTTTGTTGTTGATCCCTAACTTTAGTTAATTGATCTTCGCTAATTTTATTAGCTACTTTTTTTACTTTTCCCATAATTGAATTTAATTTAATTGTTTATAATACTATAGTTACTTGTATATTAATTATTTACCGGCTATTAAATCACTTGCTGTTGTGGCATTAGATAAAACATAATCTACAACGACTGGAAACCATTCTCCTTGTGGTACATTTTTAAATGTTATTGCTTGTGCGACCCCAGGTAATCCTCCTGGTTTCCCATTAACAATACCAACAGCGCCTGCAGGTATTACTTGAAGATCTGCTGAAGAACTTGTACCTACGTATATAACAGCCCCATGCAAAGATGCTGCTGCTGTTATTGCATTTGCAGCAACAGGTGTAACCGTTGCTATGTCATTTGTTATAAAGTCAGGTTGATTTGCGTATTGTCCCATTTTTTATTTATTACTTATTGATTTATACTTTTCGAAACCACGTGAGCCAAAGTATGCTACATACACGGTTGTTAATAATTGTTTTAATAATTCTATCCATTCCTGTTCTACAGTAAAAGATATTTCGTCATG